ATCATCGCCCATCGAGAGGTCGCCATCAAAATCCAAAGTCGCGCCACTCATGACATCCAGGGTCGCGCCAGATTGAATTTCTATCTCGCCCCCCGACGCGATGACGAGCTTGTCTCCACCCGTCTCTAGGTGGACAGTTGTATTGTAACTCATAGCCGTATCCTCATTGCCCCCATGGGGCATTTATTATGCTTATGGACAGGCACAATCGCCCGCCTCCTTCCTTGCCCACCATTGTTCCGCGCTTCACTTTGCTTGCGGCCTAGCAGGGGGCAGTTGCCTACCCCCTGCCAAGTTGAATTTGATTGTCCTGACTAGCCCGCAAGGATAGTATGGTTAGTCGCGGGGAACGTTGAAGGTTGCGTCACCGGCAAGGTCTTGGCGTTCCAGCCAAAGAAGAACACTGACCCATAGTCATTTGCCCCTGCCACACCACTAACGTCAAGCGTAACGTAATGGAAGTTGCTTCCAGAGTCTAGTGCCTCCGTTGCAAATTCAACCAGAAACACCTGATCGTCATCGTCCGCGGCTATAGTTTCCGTCGCACTAGTCAAGTCCTTGATATCGGCCGTCTCCGTCGCACTCGTATCTTGCTTCACCTGTAGGGTTAGGATGCTATCGAGTGAACCCAACCCCACGAGGAATGCGCAGTGGGAATACGAAGATACATCAATGTATGACCCACTGGCAGGATAGTGTGCTACGGCAAGTGTATCCTCACTGTTCAGCAACAGTGTATAGATAGTGTTGTACCAATTTCTACGCATTTTGTCATACCTCCTAGGTGCTCACCTGCTGAACTGCCAGGCGGTAGCTTTCCGCCACCTGGCCGCCCAGTCGGCGTCGCATCACAAACTTCACCGTGTTCGTAGAGGCCGTTGCGGAGTCCAAGAAACGCTCCACGGTCATCCCCACACGGTCTGCGATGTAGTACCCAGCGAGGTCGCCGAAGATGATGGGGAAAGCCTGGGCAGCGATGCTTGGCATCGCTTCCTGCATCAGCACAGGATAGCCCAGCAAGTTCAGTGGCTGCCCCACCTTCTGATCCGGCTCCCACAAGTAGTTGCCCGCCCCATCCTTCATGGTACGGATAACCTCAGCAGTTGCCCTCTCCATGATCCATACTGCCCTCGACATATACTGAGCAGCAAGGGCATAGGTCAGGCCAACCAGGCCGCGATTACCCGCAGCTGCACCCGCACCATCCCACGTCAGCAAGGTAGCATGTCCAGTATCTTCCTCGGTCAGTCCCAGGGTATTAGCACTATTGGGCAAGATACCCAACGGGCTTGCGCCGCCAGCACCGACGAGAAACTTGTTATCCTCGTCAATACCCGCTGACTCTGCGAACTTCTGCGCCAGGAAGCCTTCCAGCGGGAAGAACGCGTCTTCCAGTAGGTTACGGCTAATCGGCGTCGTAACCATCGCCGTGTGAATGGCAATGTTCTCCATCCCAAAGGTCAGGTTGCTCTCAGCCTGCGTCGCCGAGGGGGTTTCGTCCACCCATGTCACGCGAACAGCCGAGGTATACTGGTCGTCACCACCAGTGGACACAGGAATACTCACCATGTCCCTGCTGGTACGCAGAACAGTCGCCCTTGGGCGAATGACGGTAAAGCCCACTAGTCGCTCGATGACGCGGGCCTGAAAATCTACCGGGACAGTGTAGCCTCCCAGCTCATCCCGGCCCTCAACCATCGTAGACTTCAGTACGCCAACGTCGTAGATTCCCTGCTCCAGTGCAGCCTTCACCGCTGCTGGCGTATAGACGATCCCGCGCATCAATCTGCGGTCATCCTGGGTCAGTGCTTGCTCTCCGGCCCGCAGGTACTTGTTAAACGCAGACTTCTGGCCCCAATAGAGACCCATATAATCTGCGCCATGTAGTTCGGTAAGGATGCTCTTGATTAGAGTATCCTCGCTCCCGAACTTAGTCACATAGGCTGCTTTCATCGCCTGGTTCACCGGCTTCTCCTGCTCCGCGGGCTGTGGCATTACACCAACACCAACCCCTGGCAGCGGAGGGCGTATAGGCTCTGAAGCAACCATCTTAATTCCATCCAACTTGCTCATTTCCTCAATGGCTTTGGCAACACCCTCGGCTTCCTCGCGCAGCTTAACACCGCGGTCAAAATCCTCTTGGTTGCCAGACTCGCCATAAGCATCAAGCTGCTTACGCGCATCCACCTTCAAGGAGGCAAGTTTTTCTAGTAAGTTCATTTACACACCTCCAAGAAATCACGCCTACGCGTGATATTCAATTGATTAACGTTCAAGGCCGTCAGTCGTTATTGTTGTCGTTACAAACCGACCAATCTAAGCCTCTCGACTTCCAATGCGACAACCCGTTGACGCGCCTCCTCAGCGCCCTTGTCTTCAGGTTCTCCAGTAGGAAATTCAAGACCCACGGCCTTGTAAGCCGATTTGATGTCCGCCACGGGGCGCTCCAACATCCGAAACTCTGCTGGTGTTGGTGTCATAGACGCCTCCACAATCGGCCATCGCTCAATGTACCCATCAGGGGCGGTCTTACGCGCCCCTGGAAGAGTGCCGCTACTCCAGTACAGGGCTTGTTCACTGAGCAACTTAGAGATCGCCTGGCGGTACTTATTGGCTCTTTCCAACTGGCCTTCGACCCACAGGCCAACGTCATCAGCCTGCATTATGTCAAGAAGGCCAACAACCGCTGTCTTAACGTCATTATCCATTGCGTGGTGATACAAGATTGGTACTTTCCCCACGGCGTTGAATATCGCCGTCAATTCCTCGGTTTTGTTCGTGAAATATTCCAAGTCCAAATCCTTCTGGTCTGGACTACCCCATAGAACGAGATACTCTCCGACTCGGTCTTGCCCAAGGGCTTTCACAGCTCGGCGGTCGCCGCAGTTGACACGCGTTGCCATGTCCTCGTCGGCCTCATCCTTTGGTAGCCCCTCTGCCATCTTGACAGGACTATCATCTTCCACGGTATGTTCAATAGCAGCCACCTGACTACCATTGGTAGCCGATTGACTACTAATTGTACCCGATTGACTACTAATTGTACCCGATTCGACTGTTGCGTTCATAGCTTTACCTTCCTCTTTGCCCTTCCCGGCCGCAGCGATACACGCGTAGATAGCTTCAGCCTCGCTACCTTCGCCCGCGAGGACCTCGTTAGCAGCACTTACACATCTATACTTCTCGTCCTCTGTCCAATTTTCCGCACACGGCGGGGGATTATCTACAGTCCAAGGCATAGCTGTTCCCAGAATGTACCCTTAATAGTATAAAATGACCACATTACCAGAACGTGGGCATTGCACGGACGCAATTATACGTTACGCGCCCAACTGGCATCGGCGTTCGCTACCCGCTTCAAGATGATGTTGATAATCGCGATGATCGAGGGCACGAAAACTGCCCACTCCCCGGGCAGCTCGCCCACGTAGCCAAAGGCCCCGGCCACAGCAGCGATCAATGCCAAAACGTTAAACAGCGTGGTCAGATTCAGCCACTTCTCCATTGTTCACCTCCAACAAAGCTATTTCACTCCTCAACAAGGAGTGTTGTTTCGTCTCTATCAATAGTTCCAAGCAATATACTTTGGGGCACATTCGCCCCAATGTCCAAATACGCCCCTGCGTTTTTTAACTTATGAATGTCAATCGCCATTGCTTCAATGGTCATGTACACCAAGGGGTCATCGCGCTCCGCCACAAATGTCACACTCTGTACAGACCAAGGGACGACCCTTTCTTCAATCAACCATTTCAGGAAGTTGTCCCCTATGCCGACATCAGCTGTTAGATAGACACTGTGCCACAATTCGGGGATAACATATCCAGCAGTTCGCAACCACTCTATAAACTCGTCTCTCAGCACCATACCCTGGAGCATCTCGTCGTTGCTCAAAGAAAGTACCATGCTATTTCACTTCCTTCCCTTGCTATTTTTGTCCTTCCATAATTAGCCCAACGACAGCCTGTGGTTTTCCAACGCTTCTGCAAAATTAGGATGTTTAGCGCATACGGACAGGAGAGCGTCATCGTCTGCGCTCTCTATTTCCTCAAACGAAATGCCCGCTGCCCTCATTTCAAGTTCAACTAATTCTTGCGGAGTACACATGGCGAATGTTTCTCTCACAGCGCCCACGTAATCTCGTTTACGGCTGGTCTTCCGTCGTCGCATCCTGTTCCTCCCTTGGTAACACTGTGCTATTGAAACAACTACTCGCGTCAGTAAATATCGCTTTGATTGTATCGTCGTCTGCCGTTTCATGCAAACGTGACATAACGCTGAGTTTCAATGATTCAGGGATGACCACCGTAGCAAACTCGCGTTCCGCGGGATTGCGCCCTTTACCCAGCTCGCTCAACGCGACCCTGCGCCAGCATTTCAACTCGTCGCGGACGGCACGCTGCCACGCCTTGTTATCCTCATCCTTGTTGCGCCCCGCTTCCTCTGGGTCTTGCGGCCCAGTATCAGCACCCTCGCCCTGTTCTGCCAAACGGTTCGTGAGCCTCTTTGGGGACTCAGAACCAATGAGTGTGCCAACGCGGCTCGTGAGTATATCAGCACCACCTGGCGCACTTAGCATAGGATAAAGCTCGCGAGGGACTTCCTCGTACAACGTTAGTTTTAGCGGTGGCAGTGGTGGGTCAAGTCTACTCCTGGCCTCATTACCCGTCATCACCTTACTGTATTGGCCAAATTCTTGCAAGCGAATTGACTTATCTTGTGGTACTATGTTAGGGGCAACAATTTCAAGATTGTCTTCGTAAAAAGGCACAATATCCAATGTCCATTGTGCTGCCATTGAGTCCAGTAATGGTTGCGTAACGTTTATAGCGAAGGAGTGCAAAACAGCGTAGAGGTTCTCAGTAGCCAGGGAGCCAGCGATCAATCCTTCCGGAATGCCGTAAATTTGATGAACAATATCTCTGGCATAGGCCCTGCCAACGTGTACTTCCAATTCCTCTATAGTAGACTGTACCACCTCTATCGAGAGGTCACCGGCCCTAACAATCGCTGACTTGTGCCCCGACCCGTATTCCTCGCGGATAGCTTCCTTCGCTACCTCAAATTCCCCATCGCTAAGGGAGGGTGGGAGCGAGAGGATTGCTGCTGGAACGGCCCTGTCCTCCGTAAAGAAAGTCTCAACCCAATCATCATAGCCAAGCCCTTCCCGTATAGCTCCAATACCCGCCGTTAGGGGGCTGAGACCTTCCCAGTAATCCCAGGGGTTAACTGTGCGCCAGTGGAAGATATTTTCCCCGTTGAGTGGTTTCTTTTCCCCCCGAAAAGTAATATAGTAGTCAATCGTTAACTGCCCCGTCAGCCGTGAACGTCGCAGGGTATCCGGTCGCGGGCTTACCAAGTTAGCTGGTAGTGGCCAAAGCTCCTCCGGTTCTCCCCTCCCCATCTGCGGAGTACTAATGAACAAGTAAGCGTTTCCACGGAGCATGTACCAAAACGTAAGGTACTTTACAATGTAGTCGTAACTCATCAGGTCATTAGGATGCCTGATAAGTTGTTCCCACGGATGGTTATACACCTCGCGCAAATTCTCGCCCTCGCGCAGCATAGCTTGGGGCCAGGCGTTCTTCCTTGCCACGCTGCTGGCGGTAATGTTAATCGCTGAAAATACAGCATACGAGGTGATTGCCAGTTTCTCTGCATCCCCACTGTCAATTAACCCGCTTGCGCTTTCCTCTGCCAAGGGTCGCAGAATAGCAGCACCAAACCCTACAGGTCGCCCACGCTGTGCCTTCTCGGGCTTGAACTCATTACGCGAATATGCCAAGGCACTAGAAAAGTAGTGGAGCGCCCTACCCAGCATATTTGGTGGTGGTTGTCGATAATTAGGAGCCATCAATATCCTATAGCAGAGTGTATTTTCCCAGTTTTTATTTGCGAAACAGTTCCAGCGGCTATCCCAAACTTCTCACCAATTTCTTTCTGGGGAACACGCCTTTGTAATAGAGCGCGTATTTCTTGAACATCCCCAAAGGACAACTTGGGTGATACACGGGGTCGGCGTGGTGGTAGTCCGCCAACGTCACTATGGGCTTTTCCGTGATTTATAAGACCTATAGTAGCACGACTTACATTAAACATTCGCGCCAGTTCTTCCTGACTTTTTGTGGTAGTTCGTAACAACTGTTTAATCTCAGATATCTTCTCGTAAGTTAACTTGGAGCTACCAGCACAAAATGGTAATATCAATCCACCAGCATCCTTCCACGCTTTCCCCCGTTTTATATCGCTTATACCACTATCAGAAATACCATACACGGCAGCCAAATCTACTTGCCGGATGCCTGCTACTAGTTGTTGTCGTATTTCCTGTGCATCTGTAGCAGTTAATTTAGTTGCCATGGGAGACCTAGGAAGTGGCTTATCTAACTGATCAAAAAGGTGTTTCCACCCCCTACCATGCCAAATAGTATATATAGTAGACCGTGTAACATTATAGTTTTGCGCTATTTCAGTACCGTTTTCTCCCCGTTGTATGCGTTCATATATATCCAAGACGTCTTTCTCAGTTAATTTTGAGCAGCCATGGCCCTCACCCCTATTGGACATACTTATTTTCAAGCGTGTTTCCCCACACATATGCTGATTTTCAGGTGCAGCCAAGTTATATCCCTTGGGGGTATAACAATCAAGAAAGTCAATCCACCAATTCTCGCACTCTATTCGCCCGTTAAGTTTGGTTCGCTCTAAGACACAGAAGGTAAAAGCTCCTTTGCCATATTTATCCCAAGAACGTTGTAAATATTCATTACCATGGCATCTATTGTTAAGAGCACCTCTGTGATGACGCCATCGCCGCTGAATATCTTTGCTACTACCAACGTATACTTTCCCTGTTGGTACACAAAGAATCTGATAAACTCCACATATTATTTTCTTAGCCATTGTTGACCCCCTTAGTCAACTATCCCTTAATTAGTGCCCGCCAGGGGTTAGGGAAACCCCGTTCGCTGGCCTAGCTAGACGGGCACTTGCTACCATTTATATGTACTACACGAAGGCGAAACAAACAGTCTGTTCAGGGGCAAACGAGAGCGCAAGAGCATCTAGTCTATCTGGTGATCTCCTCAACTGCTCCCGCAACGAGTCCTTCTTCGTAATCTCAATATACCCACGCGGTGTACGGTACGTGGGTTTGAGAAGTTCCTCCAGCAACAACTCATCAGGGGGCAACATCGCCCCGACATCAGACCTGAGCCATTCCCTAACCCGCCACAGCAACTCATCCCTTAGCTGCCGGAACTTCCCTGCCTCTATCTTCATCGTGGGGCGCTCAGAGATTTTAACCGCCTGCGCTCGACATCCACCCTTGCGCATCAATGGAGCGACACCTGAACCGATGCCAATAGCGTCTACGCAAGCGTGGGACAAATTCTTCCGTTCTCGAAACTCGTGTGCTGCTTGTTCGGCGTTAGAGTCGGCGTCCATCCCATTCCAAACGATGGGCATAGCGACAAACCCACCATAGCGAAAACACGCTACATTGCTATCGCCGCCGTATTCAGCGAGGTCTAAACCCATAATACCCTTCGTCCCTTCTGGCGGTTCATCACCGTGCTGGGCTACGTAAGCGTCCCAGCGAGACCTTGCTGCATAAACCCACGAGCGGCTAATCAACTGCGTCTCAGGCTGTGTAGGATAGTGCCCAAAGACAATATAGTGTAGCTCTGGGTGCGTAACCTTGCGCCAGCCAGCGGACAACGGGGGGTACAGCCCCCCTGCTGGGTGTTCGGCGGCCTCGCCAGCAAGGAAGTCAGGAACCTCAAAGTAATCAGCGTCAGCGGGGTCTGGTTCCTCCCCCTCGGCTAGTGGGCGCGACCACTCGTTAAATCGCCGCACCACGTCGCTACGGCGCACGGCCCCAGGAATGACATCATATCCTCGGAGAACGTTAGGATGGCTAAGTGCTGACATATCAACGACGTTAGCAACGCCATCACGGATCATGTGATACACAGCACCCCGCTCTGCGCGAGGATTAAACATTACCAGAAGACGCGCGTTACCACCCGTCATACAACTTTCAATACCGCGATAACACTCGTCAGGGACAGCATCGCCCTCATCTACGATGAACAGCGTATTTTTGCTGTGCTTCCCGCTGTTATGCTCAACCAACCTCGTAAGATAAGTACTGTTACCTGGGACACACACCCCAACCGTATGTCTCTTTCCGAGCAATCTAACAGACCTTACTTTTTCCCAACAAAACCCATCGTGTTTACTTTTTCTCCACGATGCATATACCCCTCTGCCCCTAGCATAACTTACGCACTCTTCCAAAGCGGCTTCTTTCCCGTAGATTCCAATCGCATCAGCAAATCGAATAATATCAAGAGATTTGTTAATGACGCAAGACCAATAAGTGCCGACCTTTCTAATCCCCTTATGTTCCCAGGAAGACTTCCGTCTTACTACCTTTGAGTTTATACCAAACCGGAAAAGCAACCTTTGAATGTCTCTTACCAATCTCTCGCTTTTGCTGGCATAACCAATTTCTGCCTTCTTATAAGAACCCGCTTTAGATATACAGGCCCAACCATCAGTTGAAAAAAGCCTGCTCAAGAACAAAGCAATACACTCTCTCGTTGACTGGTTTACTTTTTCAGGAACGTATTTTGTCGAGCTGACTTTTCCCCAAAGATTATGTTCTCTCAACAAGTTTGTGACTACATTACTACCAGTGAGGCTAGAACTATCTCTCGACACCCTCCAACTATACTCAGCTAGATTGTTCGCTTTCACTGTTGCCCCGAGGTTAAAGACAGCCTCCTTGAATTCTGCAAGCTGCTTATTGTCCTCTTGGATAAAAAGAGGACTACTTCTTCCGCCTATGTATCCATCTCCAATGAGATACGCAAGAACTTTAAGTTCATTCGCATCTATCACCAGTGAACCAAAGTTGAACGATGTATCCTCTGGTACAAGTATGGCGTCTCCCTTCTGAATACCCTCAACGAATGCCCATTCTTCATTTTGGACTAGAGAGCGTCCACTTACATGAGTTCCCCCCATTGTCTTGCGACTTTGAGCGATTTCCCCCCTAAAAAGAGGGTGTTTGCCAGTTCGTAGAACCTTCTCCCCCGATGACAAGATGATTTCATATACTTCTTCAATACCGTTATCAAAGAACTCTGCTTCTGCCTCTACTTTGTTGAACTCAGGGTCAACGCTGACAGCGTTGACCTTCCTTCCAACCAGCGACTTGTACGTTACGACAGAACCATCAGTCATCTCAAACAAATCGTCAGCACCTGCACAGAACTTGCTTTCTCGTTGCTGCTCCGTCCCCGACTGCGGGATAGCCACGCCTACAAGGAAAGACTTGGGGTGACGCTCGATCCTCAGTGTAGTATGCTTGAGATCAGAGAACAGCCAAGAATTGATCTCAACCGCGTGGTCTATCTCAGCCCATAGCAAGTTCTTCAAGTTAGCGTATGGTGGAGCGGCGGTAGTATAGACCTGAGACTCCATCCTCGTCCTTAGCCACCACAACGCTGTATGGGCCGCGCCGTGAGTTTTCCCAGTAGAATTAGCACTCTTGGCGACGGTTACGCGATTGTCGCGTACTGACTCCATCAGTCGCTGAACGTCTTCGGTTAGCGTCAGCCCCAGTAATTCACGGCAAAACTCGACCGGTTTATCAGCATAGGGCTTAGATACTGCCTGGACATTCTGCTCGATAAGCTTAGTTGGCGTCGGTAAGTTCCAACCCCTCTCCTTCGCTATCGCTTCGATGGCTGCCAGTTCGCGCATAGAGCTCAGCTTGTCTCGCGGCAGCGGGGTTTGACATGGAGGTGACGATGTCGGCATATCTCTCGCTCAATTGTCCTTTGGTCAAGATCACCAGGTGCGTGATGTCGGGAATCCCAACCAACTTCTGTTCCATTGGCATGGTCTGGGTCAGTGCTCGCAAGGCCGCCGCTGCGGTATCGAACTCGTTCTCCTGTAAGTATTTGAACCCCCGCTCCTGTACCTCGCGCAACATACGCAGGTGTCGCTGGGCCATCTCATCAAGAACATCTTGTGACACGGTATCACGGCGGCTACGCTGCTCAGCATCCCACGCGGCGCAGCGCGTGTTCCAATCGTACTCCTTACTCCAATAACTGAATGAGCCAGACCGGCTACTCTCCGCCTTGGTAGGAGCATAGAGGCGATTGAACAATGCCGTAGCATCCTTCATCGTTCGCGCAAAGCCAATGTCGCGAAAGCAACAGAACGCCTCGTACGCCATGTCAGACTCGCTCTCGCGTTTATCCCACGACTTCAGCTCCCCTTGGGATTCCGCGTCGAGTTCATCAAACCGTTTGAAGGTTTCTGCAAGGATTACATTTTGGGTCATATAGAACCTTAAAATAGATACTAAAGCGCGCTACGCATGACTAGTTTACCATAAATAACGAATCTTGTCAAATCCGGACATAGACGTGGTTACTCCTACGGCTAAGGCCCGTGGGCTTCTAGGGATTGGATACCCGGGCCGTGTAACCCCACGGCCAGTCTAAGTATATTTATAGCAGCGTTCTCGTCTCTATCAAGAACTAAACCGCAATGAGGGCATTTATGAACACGAACAGATAGGTCTTTTTCAACAATCTGACCACAACGAGAACACATCTTGGAGGTGTTGCGGGGATTAACTTTTACTACACTGCGCCCAGCCCATTCTGCCTTGTGCTCAGTGTACTGTATCAGTTGTCCCCACGCCGCATCTGAGATGCTCTTGTTCAGGCTGCGCCAGTTGCCCTTCTGCATGTTCTTAATGTCAAGGTCTTCAAAAGCAATGACCTGAAACTCGTTCACCAAACGACGGCTCAGTTTGTGCGCAAAATCCTTACGCCTGTTGGCGATACGCTCGTGAACTCGAGCGACTACTTGACGACGCTTGGCGCGCAAGGACGTGCCTTTCTCCGCTTTTGCCAAACGACGTTTCGCGCGCGCCAGCGTCTTTTCCTCACTACGAAAGAAGCGAGGGTTGGCTATCTTCTCACCAGTCGAAAACGTGGCGAAACTTGTAATCCCCACGTCTATGCCAACTACCTGCTCAACGACGGGCAATGGCTCCGTCTCCACCACGCAAGAGAAGCAAGCGTACCAGTCGCCCGTAGCCGTACGACGTATAGTGCAGGTCTTTATCTTGCCCTCAATGGGGCGATGGAGGACTATCTTTACCTCGCCAATCTTGGAAAGGCGCAGTCGGTTGCCGTTTACCTTGAAGCCAAATTGGGGATAGGTGAAGGAATCGTATCGCGTAGCGGAACGAAAGCGTGGATAGCCTGGCTCTTGGCCTGTCTTGACACGGCGGAAAAAGGCACTGAATGCCAGGTCAACCCTCTTTTGGGCATCATACAAGACTTGGGAGTAGGCATCAGTCAAGAAGGTGTTTTCCTTCTTCCAACTCGTGAGCAGATTATGCGTATCATACAAACCAAGGCTTTCTTGTCTCTGATCCCACGCTTCCTTGCGTATCTCCAGCGTCTTGTTGTAGACCCAACGCGCCGCGTCAAGCGACTGCTGCATGAGCCGTCTTTGTCGTCTAGTTGGATAAATGCGATACTTGAAACTTTTTGTACCCATGTCATAACCATAGCACATTACATAAATCTCGTCAAATCAGAGATAGGACATGTGCAAAAAGAACAGTGGGCTAAGACCGCTAAAGTGGATGAAGTTAGCATATCCCAAGGCTGAAGCATTAAGCTTTATGGGCTAATTAAATAACGCGCCATACTACAACGGGTAGTAGCCGCCCTGTCTTGATACGCGACGGGTTGTGGTAAGCATTCGCGCAAGTACAAGTCGCGATTTGCACAGTTACACGAAATGAGGTATAATCAGCACATCGTAAGCACGATAATCAACCCGTATGGAGTAAACAATATGAACATTTTGGTTAACAAGGAAGGAACTGGACGATTGAAAGAATGGGCATCGCTGCTACACACAAAAAGGATAATAGAGAAACCCACATTGGCGGCGCTTGTCCACTACAGCCTCCGGCTACTATGGGAACAAACGCGTTCCCTACAGGGGGATAGCAATGAGCAATGTCCTGTGTAGGCTTGTCCATCGTTTTTGGCCCGCGCACCCACACGTCATCCGCGCTGTGGATATGGCGACGGGCGCGCCAACGCTTGGTGGTTTTTACCCTGTAACGGCGTTCCGCTGGCGATGTTCACTATGCGATAGGACGATGGATGTAATAACAGAAAGCGGTCTCGCGCAGCTAACGAAAAGCTGCGCGAGAGATGAGGTATTCCAATGGATAGGGAAAACAAAGTAGGAGAAACAACATGAGGTGGCCTGCTGATACCATCCGCAAATCCATTACCTTTGCCGGTCTCGTCGCCCTGGGCATCTACGCCGCTGCCCACGTAGGCATTACCCTCTCTGTCTACGAGTCATGGTGGATGGGCATCCTAGCCGCCTTCGCCTTTGTCTGCCTCGAATACGCCAGTGTTGCCAACCTGGTACAGGCAGACAACGCGGCCCTGCGATTCGTAAGCCTCTTGACCTACGCGGCCATGCTCGCATCCCTCGGCGGGATGCGAGAGTGGTACTTCACCCGCGAGGCGACGTGGCTAACGGGCCGCGTACTAGCTTGGTGGGTTACGGCAGTGGGTATGGGCGCTGGCACACAGGCGGCCCTCGTACTACGTATGTCTACACAGCAAATGGATACAGTGCAGGAAATCGGGCGTTCGCACGAACTGGCGCTGGAGCGCATCAGGCAGGAATCGCTTACCGTCGCAAGGGCGCAGGAGATAGAAGCCCAAAGGGCATTGGATTTGGAGCGTATCAAACAAAACGCCCTCGTGCGCATTGCTAGGATGGAGGCGAAGGGGCGAACGCCGCAGCCCGTTCCCGCTCATGGTAATGGCAAGAGCCGCGAGGAAGCCATGCAAGTACTGGCGCAACGCCTCCAAGCCGAGCAAATTAGCAACCTGGGAGCGTTGGCGGGCGAGTTCAACCGCTCCGGTAGTACGCTCTGCCGGTGGGCTGGGGAAAAGGGTTTTGCACCTGGCAGCGATGGCGTATGGCGACAAGCAGCAGAAGGAAAGAGACAATGAGTAGACGCAACCAGCGCAGAAAGACAAGTGAAGGGCAAAAGAGAGGGATGGCCCTTGTCTTCTTAATTATAGCCGCTATTGGGGCGTTCTTCTTGATAGGCCCAATAGGATCAGTAATCATCCTTTCGTTATGGCCAGTAAAAAATTGGCTAGATGCTGCCGTCAACGGGGCGGTAAGAAGCGGGAGCGTTTTCACAGGCCTTGTTGGGTTCTTGTTCGCCTCAATCGTTTTGGCAGCAATGGGACTCTTTGCTTTCGCCATTGTCGCCAGCATCGCTCTAGGCTCTGGTTTCTTTTAATGAGCAAGCGACGATATCGCAGTCCGCGGCAGGTATTTAGCACATCATTGGCAATAGTCATGGCTCTCATGGTAGGGCTATGGACGCTAGGCATCGCGGACATTACGCTGACAGGTCGCATAAGCGCGGATTTCCTTCGCGTCGTAGTGGGCGTCACCCTCTTAGTTATACTCCTAATAGCAGCACTATGGGAATGGTAAGGTAAAGTGCTATAAAACAATAGTAACGATAGTAACGATAGTAGCGGCAGTAGTAGCAGTAGTAGTAATACCAAGGGCGGTATGTACGATGGACAAGAAGAAAGGTAGTAATCTAAAACTACAGATAATTCTATCCATAACGGTAGCTATCGTGGGCATCATGGCAGGCATCCTCTTGACATGGCCCAACATGAGAGACCCACAACGCGTAGACCTTCTCTTGGTCGGAGTGAGTCTCTTGGCCCTTTCCAGTTTAGGCGAGTTCGCTACCATCCTCTATATGTACCAGAGGATACGTGCGGAGCAGCAATACCAGAACGGCCTCCAACATGGCATAGGCAGCCGCATCGTAAAGGAATCAGTACCCATCTGGGCGGGCAATGGAGCAGCCTACAACAGCAACAATGGTGGTTTCCCCCAAATCCCTTACCCGCAGATGCCTACGACGGGGGGTAACGGTCGTCGCACGCGGGTCATTGGACAAGAATACGCATAACAAAGTAACAGACAGGACATCTATGCCCAACAACATTATTCCCTGCATCGTGTGCAGCCGTAACATGAACGGCCCTACGGGAACCCGTTTAGCTGACGGTGGACTGCGCTGTGCCTGTGGAGCAGTTGTGGACTTCGACTATGATGGCAATCCCTGCTCTTGGCACATGCGGGAAACTGACCGTCGCCGCTATGGGTGGATCAGGAGCGAGGTTGTTGGCACCATCATCGGCTGGGTAGTAATGCTGGTGGCAGGATACGGAACACTATGGGCCATATTAACAGAACACTACGTCTTGGCAGCGGCCCTGGGAGTGGCAACGTTCATCTCTGCCTGCATCGCCAGTAGCAGCGTGCCAGACGGCACAACCATTCGCGACAGCGTGGGTTACCTGGAAGGACTGCACAGGCACGCCTACGCTGACCAGGGCTGGGATTCTAGACGTATGGAGGCCGAATTCAAAAGAGGACTGCGGGGCACTACACCCCACCAGGTACAGGGTGGACGCAAGGCCATCCAGCGGAGGCTAGGACGATGACTTACGCTGCAACCCTGATAATTTTGCTACTCGAGTCTTGCATAGAGGAACTAGAGAAGAAGAGAGACGATAACAGTCAAGGCCAAGTAAAAGCCTACCGCCACTGTCTATATTTACTCAAGAAGTACTATCAAGACAAGAAACAAGAAGGTGGTAAGTGAAGCAGCAATACGACCTACAAGCTGACGTGATAGAAGCCGTGCTGGCACGACACGGCGTGTGGGCACGCGTCTGGGAAATCACAGATACGCCATGTCGCCTGCGGTTCATGTTGACTGTTCCCCAAGACATACGTCTGCGGCAGGTTACCAGCCTTGGGGACGAGTTGGCGATGGCTCTCCACGCGGCCCATGCGTGGGTCTATCGCAAGAACGGCATCATCCGCGTAGAGATACCCAGTGATATGCGTCGCGTGGTTCAATATCAACCCCTCATTCGCGAGGTTAATGACATACCGCCGCTCACGGCCCTGTTGGGTATTGATGATGAAGGCACGCCATTGCTACTTCCCCTGGCAGACGACAATGTGGCGCAAGTCCTCGTGGCGGGAACGACGGGGTCAGGGAAAACGTCGTTACTACGTATAATGGCTCTCTCGCTGGCCGCGCACAACAAACCGCGCGACCTCCAGATAGTCATCATTGACCACAAGAGAAAACTTACTGCCCTAGAGGGCTTACCGCACCTGGTAGCCCCCCCCATTGTTGACCGGGATGTAGCGGGCACGGTCATGGCCCGCTTAGTTCAACTACTTGACGCGCGCATTGCCAACAACGGGAGGCAAGGTCGGAAAGCCCCTCTCGTTGTCTTCGTAGACGAGCTTGCTGACCTCTTGGCCATCTCCGAGACCGAGATGGAGCACGCCATCGTGCGGCTCACGTCACAGGGGAGGTCAGAGAACATCCACCTGGTACTGGCGACCCAGCACCCAACGGCGAACGCCCTCAACACGACGACCAAGGCTAACCTGCCATGCCGCATTGTGTTCCGTGTAACTGACGCGCACAAAGCGTCCGTAGCTACGGGAGTCAGGGATTCAGGGGCAGAGAAGCTGTTGGGGCGGGGCGACGGCCTGGTTGTCTTCTGTGGCGACACCATCCGCTTTCAGTCGGCGTGGGTCAGCGACGAGGATACACGGGCGGAAGTCCGAAGGATCAGTAAGGGCAATGGACATAGTACGCCGTTACCTATGACGGTAGACGACGGGTGGCAAGATACATTGCGCTCAACGATGAACATCAAAGAAGCATCTGGCGGGGCGCGCAAGAAACCCATCCCCCAGGACTACATTGACGCTGTGGTAAAGGCGTGGCTACAGAAATACAGACGACTTGGGGGCAACATCATAGACGCCCAGCCAGCTATGCGCCAAGTACGCGGGCCAATCCATTACAACCTATACGAGCATGGCACAAACACCGACCGCGCTAACGCGGTACTGGAGTTAGCGCGGGAACAAGTACTGAGGGAGGTACAGGGTGCAGCAGCCTAGCATAGTCATTCAAGGCAGCCCCTATTCACCATCCTTGCTTTCCCCCTGTCGTCCCTCTTGATACGCTTCTAGCGCGTCGCTGACAAACCACGAGACAGAGCGCCCCTCACGTTTTGCCTGTTCCTGAGCCCAATCGAGAAGGTCGCCAGGGACAGTAATACTGGTTGATTTCGTATTCTGGGCACTGGGTCGTTTGCGCCGAGTATACCGAATACGACGGTGCGGGCTAAGGTCATTCTCGTCTAGCCGCGCCTTAACAGTCCTATAGGATACACCTAGTTCCTTTACCATTTCAGGAATAGTCTTTCCCCTTTCGATTAAGTCCTGCAACACGCTCTCCTCAATGAGTATGGGTTTGACACCCAGCGTACCCTTGGGAAAGTCCAAGATAGCGCCACGGTCTCTATACTCCTGGACGAGTTGGCTAATACGTTGCCGCGTAACGCCTAGCCTTACGGCGGCCTCAGACTGGCTCAGGCCGTCCTCAGCAGCTTGATACAATTGTTGTAGAGTTATCGTCATTTGTCGTCATCATCTCCTTCGTATATTCCCAGGGATAGCTGGGCAGGGCCTGGCTTCTCCCTATTCCCCTTGCTGTGAACCCTCAAGATTTCCTGCGGGCCAGACAAGCCCGTCTGCTGCGTCATGCCTTGCCAGAACTGGCATCTTGCCTCCGCGATGGCCACGTATTCCTCATTCATCTCAATGCCTACGATCTCCTCCCATCCCGCAAGGCCGCAGCCAACCATCTCGCTGCCCGATCCGGCGAAGGGTACAAGGATGCGCCGTGGGGCGTACTCCGCAGGCGGTAGGAGCAGGCGGGCCAGGTATTCCAGGAGGCGGAGGGGCTTCACGGTGCTGTGGATGTTGCCCTGCGCCCGTTCCTTTTCTGGTAGTGTTTCCCACTCTTCCTGGCTGATGCGCACGAACCCAATGGGTGATACCTCTTTACGCCAGTAGAAGTCGTCTAGCGCCCTCTGCCTCTCGGCCCTCCCCGCCTTCGCCACGTACCGCACCGGCTCGGCGGCGGCAAGCTGCTCGGCTACGTCCAGCGTCCAGTCCGATTGGTGAAAGAACCTCGCTGCCGTCCCCTTGTCTGTATGACCCCGTTCTGTTGTGTCCAAGGTTGAACTTGTCCGCATTGCCACGCTGTCCACGTCGCTTCCAGTATATTTCGGTCTTCCTGTAGGCTGGCGGTTGTCACTCCTACTCTCCCCACTCTGCTCGCCCAGCATCCGGACAGCGCACGAAGGCTCGCATTCCCAGTCGGCCACTTCTTCGAGGCCGTAGTTATCAACTGCCAGAGCATCAGCGACGGGCAAATCATCTCTCCCTTCCGCCCTGCGCCATGCAGCCATCCTTTGTCTTGCTGTTATCTTCGGTATGCCGCTACCCACCCGCCTCGTGCCCCGCTTCTGGCAGCCGCCCACCAGTCCCGTGCCGTTGCAGTTGCCGCACTCAATGGTTTCCTCCCCCGTGTCTCGCAGTAAGTCATCCCATTCTCGCCGTGTACCGCCGTAGTCCCTTGCCCCCGCCATCCACTGCTCCCATGTGTTGCGCCCTGTGCCGTCGCAGGAAGGGCACTCGTGGGGGCCGACGTGGCACAGCAGTAGGTTGGCGGGCCAGCGGCCCTGAGAATTTGGCTGTGGCTTCGGTGTTGCTCTGTCAGTCAAGCCGTCATAAGCCCCCGGTTGCATCCAGCCCACCGTCTTGCCCTGCCAACCGCGTCGGGTTGGATTGGTCTTCCAGTCCGTCCCAATCCTCGCCCCGTCAATCCACAGCGCCCCGGCCCCAGTCACCACGCAGTTCTCCGCATACGTCCCCACCAGTGGGTTGCGGAAGCAGAGTATCGGTTCGTGTGCTGGCTTTAGCGCCGTGCCGTAGCCGTCCCAGATGCGGGCGAGGTCGGTGGCTGGCTTACTTACAATTATATTCCCTTGCCCATCTGTATTTTGCTTTTTCCCACCACTCCCTCCTATGCCAAAATTTTGTGGAACGCTGTTGCTATTTGGTTTTCCCCAACAATTACTATCTGGGTAAGCGATTGGGCGTGTATCAAATTCTGTCCGCTCCACCCCAGCCACCTTGTCAATCGCCTTACTGATGTTGTGGCTTTTGGGAAATCCACTGGCGTATACCCAGTCAATTTCGTCAAACCTCTCCCATCCCCCTAGCCTGATAGCGATGCTTAGCAAGTCTGCCGTCCTAGTTCCCCCGAATGCAAACAGGTACGCCCCCGGATGGCAATGCGCCCGCAATGCCGCCCAGACCTTTGGGCCAGGCACGAACGCATCCCAACTACGCTGCATAAACCCACCACCCTGGTGTTCATAATCGTCGCCGTTCAGCCAATGGGTCAATACCTCGGCCATGTCCGGCGGTTGCCCCAGGCCATACGGGGGGTCGCAAAGGCAAGCATGGAACTTCGGCCCGTCGTACTCCCTGGCCCAGTCCAGCACGTCGGCGCAGACGATAGTCCACGTCACAGCGAGGCCTCCCCAAAGCGAAGATACACCGCTATCCACTTGGCGGGGAACCCATCCACGCCATGGGCTTCCACGTAGGGCCACACATCAATTGTACATTGGCAACTGGGAAGGTGCACCTCCTCATGGGTACAGACTAGGCTTTTACACACAGTGCAGTACCAGTTGTCATTCCAGTCACGCGGGTGTATTGATTGTTGCGGTAGTTCGTCTTGGAAATGTTCTTTACCCTGCCACATATTCCTTGACCCTCTCCTCTACGGGCGTCGCGGCGATGTCAATAAGTTCGCGCAGTCTCACACGGAGACTAATAAGGTCAAGCACATCAGAACATTGTACTCGATCTTCTGATGCCGTACCAATGCTGAGGTACATCAACATTAGCCACGCTTCAATGCGTAGCAGTAGCAACACATCTTCTCGCTGAAGTCGCGTAGTAATTAAGCGATTGTACTCAGCGGGGTCGCGTTGGGTCATTTCCCAACCAGCACACAATTCGAGGTTGCAATTACAGGGCGCAGCGTACTGCCCTTGCTCGTGGAGCCATTCAACTGTAACCCCCTTGTAGTCAGCGTAAGACTGTTCAAACTCGTCCTTTGTCATAACGGGATTGTTCATGCCTCTATCCTTTCTCCAAATACTCCCCTGCAACCCAGCCACCGATCACACCGTCGTCAATAGTGGCGGTGATGAAGCCCCACCCGTCCTTTCTAATGTACCAGATGAGAACTTCTTGACCCTTGGGCAGCACCGTTACAACGACGCCATCTATGGGAAAGGCGCGTAGATTAAGTCTTATCCTTACACGGTAATGCCCCAAGGGTATTTCAATGTCTACAAGTATGTATATGGCGATGACATCCGGATCATCTGTATAATGGCGCAATTCCTCAGTCAGCAACTCTAGCGAGGAATCAGCACGAGCTGCTATCTGTACAGCCTCAGCCCATGATATATTAGGGCAATGTGAACATATTAGTGCGGGTTTCATTCAATGGATACCTCAAAGATGTTGTATAGTACTGAAGCAGGGAGTGGGACTCGAACCCACGACCTGCGGGTTACAAGACCGCTGCTCTAGCCAACTGAGCTATCCCTGCATAGGAAGTCAAGAAGTCCGCTAGCTACACGCCGCGCGCGGTATGTCGTCAATCCCCAATTGCTTTACGGAGAGCAGCACAGAGAGCAGGGCTAGCAAGCCATGTATAACTCCCATCATCCTCACACCGCGTTTTGGGGAGCATCGCGCTTTCCCCATGGTAGTATGCGGCTACAATCACTTCGTCCTGGTCGTTGAGGTTTACCGGGACGCCGAAGAGGGTATTGATGACGGCTAACTCTTGGCGTATCTCCGCGGCTCGTTTCTTAATGTAGGCTTCTCTCTCGGTCACGTTGTTTCCTCCTCAGTACTTACTTCTCTATCCTTTCAGCGAGCAGATGGAAAGCAGCTGTTAGCTTTTCACCCCAATTTCTATCATGGGGCGTTGGTAACACTGCGTCCAGTTCGGCGTGAATGTCCCCATCGGTCGCGTCTAGCATGGTAGGTAGTGATAGTAATACCGCTGGAAGCAACCCAGGGAGTAGTTTTAGGAATGCTCTACGGTTCATGATTTATCCCCTCTTGTGTGCTCCGTTCCTCACGGAGTCGGTCGGCGTAGTCGGCCAGCATCCGCAGTTGCGCTGACGTGAATATAGCTCTGTAATAGTACGGGTTAATCTCAATGGTTATACAACCATCGTCATAGACTTCAATGTCTACTTGCTGAGTGTCGCAGTCTACATAGTTGATTGAAAATTCAGGGTCGTAGATGACTTGGAGTTCCATGGTCGCCTCCTTACCAAGTATCTCTCTGGATACGCAAGAGTAATACTTGCGAGCGCCGAAGGGTTTCAGCTAAGGATACAAGGTCTTCAATGTGTCCCCCTTGCCACTCTTGGCTCTTTACCCGCGCTAAGACCGCGTCACAAAACCCGTCTATCGCGCTGGACAAAGAGCTGATGCGATCAGACAACGCTTGAGCTTCATCTCTGTAGGACACGTTACTTTTCTCCGCTTAGATATTCCACCGCTTGCTGCACGAAGTACGGATCGAGGTAGATGCCAGAAAGCATTGACTCCTCGTGCGCCGCGTCTAGTATCTCTTGTAGGTTATGCTCCTGACCATCAGCAAGGTAAGAGCGCGACCACGCGCAGCAAGTATCCCAAGTATCCCAAGCTATAGGGTTGCGTTCGTCGTACCTGTCAAGTATAGCTTGGATTTCACGTAAAGCGGCTTTGCGCCTACTATACCTCATCTCGTTTTCCTCCTCGTAGGGGCCAGGTTTCGTTGCTGTAGCTGCTATGGTCGCTATGGTCGCCGCTGGGTCGTCCTGTCTCATGGGTCGCTCCTGGTATGGTAGGGTATGGGTGATGCAGTGTCGCTGGTGGTGCTGGTGGTGATGGTGAGATTGTTGAGAATTTCACAAGCCAGCCAGGGAGCTTGATGCTGCTGTTCTATCATCATCATTGTCTTTTTCATATGCTTAATACAAAAGACATATAAGCAAGTGATAATGACAATGATGACGATAGAATAATATGTAAAGCGCGGCCCAGGCAACAGATTAGTCTCCAGCGGGTGGGCTCAACATTAAGCGATACTCACAAGAACGGCCAATAGGGTTAGAAACTATCATTCCCCGACTGGCTCGTATAACCCTGTCTAAAGTGGATTGGCTGAACCCGCTATTTTCAGCAAGCGGGACAAGTTCTGACCTGACAATTTTACCGCCATTATCCATTAACGTCTCCGTCAGCCATGTTTGGCATTGCTCAGTCAACTGCCCTTGGACAGGGGCCAAATACTGCTTTCGTTCTGCCACTTCCAGTATTTCTTGTATATCTATTCTGGCGCGTTTACAACCCTCCATCAGGTTTTTGTAAGCACCTTCGTCTTCTCGACCAAGCCACTTTATCGCTTCCTCTACCAAGGCGTTTCGTCGGAAACCTTCTTCGCGCTGCTGGCGGCTCAAGTTGTAAAACCACATAAAGTCTTCAAACTTACCCTCCTCGTATATGGTAACGGCAAAAGTAAGCAGGTCTTCGTAGAACCCCTCAAAATCACGGTTAGACTGTTGTTGTATCTTGTTCAATAGACCGTGCAAGCGAGCATCAATGAGGACAGATAATCGCATTCTATTAGCCATCGCCTTCCCCTCCTTCTGTTGATTCCAAGTATTGAGGGCCTAGACGGTTGTGGAACGCATTGCTCACCCGTTTGCATTCTGCGACGTTTTGCTTAGCCTTTCGGACAACAGATTCAGAAAAGCCTAGTTGTTTCCCAGCATTAAAGAGTTCAGTGCTTGCGTACCATTCCCCATTGGCCATTTCCTCTATTAGCCATTGAGTACACCTTTCTACCTTAGTTGGATTATCAAGTATGCCCGAAGAAACCACTGGCAAGTTCGTTAACGTAGAGGCTCCCTTTCCCCCGTTGCATTCATCGCAAGCTGTCACCAAGTTGGCCACATCATTAGACCCACCAGCAGAAACGGGTATGACGTGGTCAACGTGCAATTTGACATCGCCGTCTTCTACGCCTCGACCACAATAAACGCAGTGGTAATCATCGCGAGCCAAAACCTCCATCCGCTTTGAAGGCGAGAGCGGCAAACGCTGGGTTGGTCGCCCAGGGCCTCGTTGGGAATGAAGCGCAGGCCATAGTGCTACTGCATCCCGGAGTACAGCCAAGATGTCATCGTCAACGTCTATAGTGATAGTTACTGAAGCCATCACTCACGCTCCCAACGCGTCTCTGTCTCTGCAAGAGATATTCCTCGCGTCTCTGTCGTAGTAGTGATGTTTCTGTGGGATAGCCCCAACAGTCTAAGATACGCTGATGTAGACAACCCCTCCTTGCGTGCCTTGTCCTCAATAGTACGTTTCTGCTCCTCGGTTACAACCACAGGGATGCGGCTGTTCATATCCTTGCTCATATTCCTACCTCCTACAAACTATTCCGGTTGCACATTCGTTATGCAACTGGTGAACAAGGACAGTTTACCACATTTCTTCAATCCTGTCAAATTGGAAGCTACAGGAGGTTATCGGAGGTTATGGTCAAGCGACACCGGCAACGGCGTCGCTGTCGTCGTTACAGTCCCGCTCTAGTCCTAGTTGTGTTGGCATCACCAGCCCTGTCAGCAACAACTCTACCCGCAACCATCTTCTTGCGGCGGAATATCAACCTCTAGGTACTCTACGATACCCGCGTGAGCACTGGTATCATTAAGT